TACATACAATGATTCATTAATAATAACAAATCCAAATAATAATGAAGAAAATATAGATACACGATATGCTATAATTGCTGGAAGTTTAGCAGGTTCACCACCTACTTTGATTTTTAATAGTAGAGCATTATCTCTTTCAGAATATACAATTAACAATGTAAAAGCTTACAATCTTACTGCTAATGGTATTTGTTTTGTACCAAATACGGCTATTGCAAATGGTCGATTTTGGCAATATGTAGAGTCCGTCAATGGATTTGAATTAATGAATTATGATGCAAGTAACAACAACATCACAACATCGCAATCGGTAAGTCTTGCAGGGAGCTACAAGATTACGTTCAGGATAATGAACTCGACTGATGGCGAGGTCTATGTCAACAATTCAGGAGGCACGTTCTACACGGCTAATGCAAACGGAGACTACACGGTCTACTACACGCACACGTTAGCAACTGGTCCTCTGAATTTCACAAGTAATTCATTGTTCGATGGCATTATCTACGATATTTTTATCGAGGAGATGTGCTATGCACACACCTTTGAAGTGCTTGACAAAAATCAGAATGTCATCAGCAAGCCATACGATTCAAGTGACCTGACTCATCCTATCACTTATTACCAAGACCGGATGATATGGAAATTCAGCCTTGATGACCTCATCGACCCTGATGGGTATCCATTGGTCATCGAGGACGGATGCTACTACTTGCGTGTTACGGACTGCTGCACATCGGAATCTACCATCAGCACGAACTTCATAAACTATTCGACTACCGGATGGGATTGCTCGTTTTGGGTGGAGGGTAACAACGATGGCTTCGCCTTCGGATTCTTCTTCAGTGACCCAAGTACTACCACTACCTTCAAGCTGGTGCAACGGCTGCGAGTGCTTCAGTTTAATCCCATCTACCCGGCAGTAAGCGAGGAGTATCTGTTCAGCAACGGAGGACGGAGCAGGAGCTTTGCTCAGAGCAGCAAGATTCGCACTGCGTGGTTCGATTACGTAGATGAATTGACACACGATGTCATTCGATTGCAGATTCTCAGCGATTACCTGACCATTAATAGCTCACAATACTTCTGCGTGGCTGAGGACTACGAGCCTGAGTGGGGGCAGAATGGTAGGTATAATCTTGCGCAGAGTCGGGTGAATTTGATTGATGTGAACGAACCAACGCTATACAATAAATCGTGCTAAGAGGAATCATCACAATGGCTTTGAAGCATAGCTTGTATGGCAGATACGCCTACAACTTAGCTCTGAGCATCAAGTCAGCCGACCCTACGCAGCAGGTGTGCGTGATTGCCGATGATGTCGGAATCAGTCATCTGCACGAAGGTCAGCGAATGATATTCGACAAGATCATAAAGCCTCCTGCCGAGTGCTATATGCGAGATGATAAGACCGTGCCACTGGTATGCAAGTTCTATCTCAACGAGCTGACACCATACGAGCAGACACTATTCGTGGATGCAGACATGATATTCAGCCCATTGGCTAAGTTCAGCGAGTTCTGGGAGCAGATGCAAAGCGTGGAGTGGACGATGGCGAACAGAGGGAAGAATGACCCTGACAAGGGTATCTCAGAATGGGTGAACGCAGACAAGCTAAAGGAAGCCTACGATGATATCACGCAGTGGGTGGACCTATCGAGTGAGTGGATTTGTTGGAAGAAATCCGACCTTTCAGATAGTATATTTGTAAGAGCAAGGCAATACTATGACGAAGGCAAGCTGACTACTCGCAGCTTCGCAGGAGACAAGCCTGATGAGCCGTTCTTCAACCTTGCTCTGAACAGTGTCGGGCATCAGCCTCATGCTATGCCATACCAGCCGACCTACTGGCAACCTGCGGTCAAGAAGTTCATGTCTGCGGTGGAGATTAAAAAGCAATACCTCGCCTTCTCAGTGGGAGGGCGAATGATACCCAAGCAGCAACAAGTCATCTATGACGAGTTTTGCAAGAACGCATCCTACCGGATGAATATGCCGACCCTCAAGGTAACACACAAGATGAATTCCTTACCCGAAAGAACCGTTATCTAATGCCAGCAGTTTCCCCATCGTTCCTTGAACCGTACTTGATGCAAGGTCTTCGACATGAAGATTATGATGATGCAGTTGAAATGTACGAAGAGTTGGAGACCCATGCAGATGGAGAGTATCCCGGTGAGCTGATTGACCAGCGCAGACCTGCCGAGAGTGACGAAATTAAGCACTACCGGAAGAAGATATTTGTGCCTATCACGAAGCCAGTCTTCACGAAGGTCTACAACTCACTGATGAAGATTCGTAAGAGTCAGGATTGGATGATATCATTCCCGAATAAACTGCCTGCCGTGATTGCTGAAGACGAGAGTCCTGAGAAATATCTCATGTATAAGATGCCTCGCAACGGCAGTATTACGAATTGGATGTTCAGCGTATGCTTCAAGCAGTACCTGATTGATGCCAATGCTGCGGTCTTGACTCTGCCGACTAACTGGGAGAAGCAAGACAATCAATACTACGAGCCTTACCCTATGATCTTCAATAGTGAAGATGTGCTTGACTACAAGGAAGGCTTGTACTACTTGCTGAAGGAACATGATGAGGACAAGTACTGGATGATTCAGCCTGACATCATACAGATATTCGAGGTCAAGGACTACGCAGTGCGAGAGGTGTTTCAAATGCCGAATGCATTGGGATACATCCCGGTGCGCCATCTCTATGGCATGATTATCGAGAACTACAAAGACCGTGCGTTGTACGAGTCACGCATCAGTGGTATCGTGCCGAAGATGAATGAGGCTCTGAGGGAGTACAGTGACTTGCAGGCTGAGATTGTGCAGCACATCCATTCTACCATGTGGTCGATGCAGCCTCAGCAGTGTGGTCGATGCAAAGGTCTTGGAGAGATACCAAAAGAGAATTCAGCACCTATCAAATGTCCGTCTTGTTCAGGCAAGGGACTGCTGCCACTCAATCCCTTTGAGCATCTTGTATTGCCTGCACCAAGACCGGGAGAGCCTGCCTTACCTACGCCTCCTATTGGTTATGTTGAGAAGGATACCAGCATTGTCAAGCTTCAGGAGGAGCGCATTCGCCAGCATATCTATGATGCTTTGAGTGCAATCAACATGGAGTTCCTTGCTGAGACTCCATTGAGTCAATCAGGTGTTGCCAAGCAGGTAGACCGTGAGGAGTTGTACTCATTCGTGCATAGCATTGCTGAGGACATCGTGCGTATCATGGACGAGATCATCTATGATATCTGTGCGTGGAGGTACTCAGGAGTGACGAGCGACATTCGTGCGCTGCTTCCATACATTCCAGTTCCTGAGCGTTTCGATATGTTATCGGGCAAGGTGCTGGTGGACGAGCTTACATCTATGGTTAATGCAAAGGTTGACCCGGCTATCATCAACGCTGCGCAGATAGAACTTGCAGGCAAGAAGTTCAACGATTCAGAGGTCAAGGACTTGGTGGTACTCAAGCTGAAACTTGACCCATTCGCAGGAGTGCCGGAGGAGAACATCAGTCTGCAAAGGATGTACAACGCCATCGACCAGAACGACCTCATCATACACGCTAATATCAATAAATTCGTGACCAGAGCATTAGAAGAGGTGCAGGACTTTGCTAATCTCAGCTATGCTGACCAGATGGCAGTCATGCTGCGATATGCTCAGGAGCGCAGGGCATTGCCTCCTCCTGCCCCGACTCCTGCTGATGCTGGATTGTAATGGCTACTCAAGCACAAGTCATAGAGAAAATCACCGAACTCATTGAGATGCGAGTATCTCAGTGGGCGGAGCGTATGCCTACTATTCAACGGCAGTCCTATGATGTTGTGCTGAACCTCACCGCAGACCTTGATACCGATGCTGACGGCAAGATAAAGCCGACTGCCAAGAACATCAGGACCATTGCACGCATCAAGGATGAGCTGAACCGGGTCATCTTCGACAAAAAGTACCAAGAGGACCTTGACCTATTGTTGGAGGACTACGATGAACTCACCAAGCTTCAGAACCAATACTTCACCGCAACGGTGGGCAAGTTCAAAGTGCCGAGTGTGATGGAGCAGATTCAGTCGCTGGCAAAGGAAGCCGTAGTCGAGCAGCTTGGTCAGGATGCCATCGGGGTGAATTTCGTTGACCCGGTGAAGGACATACTCGTCAAGAACGTGACTACTGGAGGAAGCCGTGCAGAGTTCATCGAGCAGGTTCGTGAGTTCATGCTTGACACCGATGCTGGCGATGGCAAGCTTGTCAAGTATACCAAGCAGATTGTCACCGACTCGCTGAATCAATACTCAGCAAACTACAACGCAGTCCTGACGGATGATCTTGGATTGGTTTGGTACAAGTACGATGGCAGCCTTCAGGACACCAGCCGACCTCTCTGCGATGCGCTGATACAAGCAAAGCGTTCCGGGTGCATGGAGTACATCCACCGCAGCCAGCTTGAGGACATTGTGAATGGCTATGTATGTGGGGAGAGAGTGCCAATCTATGAGAAGACTGGATTGCCACAAGGGATGATTCCCGGCACGAATGCTGCTAATTTCCGCATAAATCGTGGAGGTTACAACTGTAACCATGCACTGTACCCGGTTAGCGCAGC